CAAACGTAAATCCGCCTGCGTTATCATATGACATAATATACTGGATATCAGATGTTAAAGATATTGTACTATGTACTATTGCATTAGTATAGTACTGGTTTGATGAACCTTCAGAATCATCATCAGTATCATGGTTTGCTAAAGCAAAACCAATAATACCAGTTCCAGAAGAGTAAGTTAAATCACCACTAACTGAAACTGCGGCTCTTGCTCTAGTGTTAGTAAAGTAAAGATTGCTTGTACCTTCAGTAATACCATCTGAGTCAGGTGTAGAATAACTAAACACTCCAGTTGCAGAAGAGTAAGTTAAATCTGTACTTGAGTCTGCACTAACTGCGGCTCTTGCTCTAGCATCTGTGTAGTACTTGTTAACACCTTCAGAAACATCATCAGTATCCGGAGTTGCTTGAGTAGAAACACCTGTTGCAGAGTTATAAGTTGTTAACCAACCTGTGCTACTAACAGCGGCTCTTACACGAGTATCAGTATAGTACTGGTTTAATAACCCTTCAGTAACATCATCAGTGTCATGATCAGATAAAGCAAAACCAAATACACCAGATGTGTTATAAGTTAAATCACCTGTTGCACTTATTGTACCATGCACTCTTGCAGTTGTATAATAAAGGTTATTTGTACCTTCAGCAACACCATCAGTATTACCTTGAGTATATGTTATAACACCTGTTGAGCTGTTATATGCTAGTTCAGTACCGCTAACACTAACTGCGGCTCTTGCTCTGGCATCTGTAAAGTACTTATTAGTAGCAACCGGAGATTCATCAATATCATCAGTGTCATGATTACTAACATCTGAAACTGTACCAGTTACATCACCAGTTACATCACCAGTTAAATTACCTGTAAATTTAGATGATGCCGTAACTGCACCAACAAAGATATCTTTGTTGAACGTCCAAGCATCATTTGCAGATCCATAAAGAATTGTTGCACCGGCTCCAGCAACAGTTAAACCTGCACCGTTTGCCGCGGCCGCATCTGCGGCTCCTGAAGCTACAGTAATATTAACATCTTCAACTGAAAGATTTGCAGTGTCAATAGTAGTTGTTGTACCGTTAACTGTAAGGTCTCCGTCAATAGTAACAGCATTAAACTGAACATCAGATGTTGTTCCAACATCCTGGCCAATTGAAATAGCGCCAGATGCAATAGCTACACCAGTACCAGCACTAATAGCCGCTTGGGCTCTTGCGTTAGTAAAGTAAAGATTATTTGAACCTTCAGTAACACCATCTGTAGTTGGTGTAGTATATGAAATAACACCAGTTGAAGCATTATAACTTAACGAACCAGTTGCAGAAACTGCGGCTCTTACACGAGCATCTGTATACCACTTATTAGTAGCACCTGGAATCTCAAGAATATCATCAGTATCAATAACAACAGTACCAGATGATCCGTTAACAGTTGCAACTAATGCGGCAGTAGACATAATACCAGTAGTACTATCATATGATAATGCACTACCGCTAACACTAATTGCCGATCTTGCTCTTGCAGTTGTATAATAAAGATTACTTGAACCTTCACTTACTGTATCTGTATTACCTTGTGTGAAACTAACTACACCAGTTGAAGCATTATAACTTAATGCACCAGTTGCAGAAATTGCGGCTCTTGCACGAGCCTCTGTGAAGTAAAGACTAGTTGAACCTTCAGTAATACCATCTGTAGTTGGTGTAGAATAATTAAACTCTCCAGAAGTACTATTGTAAGTCATGTCACTAACAGGTGACACAGATAGTGACGATCTTGTTCTTGCAGTTGTATGATAAAGATTACTTGTACCTTCAGTAATACCATCTGAATCAGGTGTAGTATATGAAATAATACCTGTTCCAGAATCATACGCTATACTTCCACTAGCTGAAACTGCGGCTCTTGCTCTAGCAGTTGTATGGTACTGGTTTAATAACCCTTCAGTAACATCATCAGTGTCATGATCAGATAAAGCAAAACTAAATTCACCTGCGGCTGAGCTATATTGTAGATCACCTATAACAGAAGCACTAACTGCGGCTCTTACTCTTGCAGTTGTATGATAAAGATTACTTGAACCTTCAGTAATACCATCTGTAATTGGTTTAGTATATGTTAAAGCTCCAGTTCCGCTATTATAAGAAAGAACTGTAGTATCAGAACTTGTTAATAGAATAGAAGATCTTGCTCTTGCAGTTGTAAAGTATTGATTAGAAACACCTTCATCAACATCGTCAGTATCAAGAACAACAGTACCAGTTGCTCCGTTAACGCTTGAAACTCCACCAACAATATTAATCACGCCAGTTGTAGAATTATAAGTTCCTTCTCCTGAAACAGAAATGCTATCTCTTGCTCGTTGTGTTGAGAAATAAAGGTTACTCGCGCCTTCATCTACTTTATCTGTATCTTGTTTATTAAAAGTAAAGTCGCCTGTAGACTGACTGTAAGATAATATTGATGTATCATCTGAAGTTAAATCAAGTGCAAGTCGAACTCTTGTATCTGTATAATACTGATTAGAAGAACCTTCTAAAATACCATCAGATGTTGGATGAGAGTAGGTAATTGCACCAGTTGCAGTATTATAATCTAAAACAGATGTATTATCAGATGTCATAGTAATGGCAGCTCTAGCTAACGTAGCAGTGTAATAAATGTTAGAAGAACCTTCTGGAACATCATCTGAAGAAGTAATTAATTGTGCTAATAGGCCGTCGTCGACATATTTTTTTGTTGCAGAATGTAAATCAGCAGTTGGTGTACCTGAAAGAGTCAAAGACCCGGTCATAGTACCACCAGCTAATGGAAGTTTTTCTGCTAACGAAGTAGTAACTGTAGTAGCAAAACTGGCATCATCACCAATAGCCGCGGCAAGCTCATCTAATGTATTTAGAAGGGCCGGAGCGGCATTGACTAAGTTATCAATTTCTGTACCAACGAAACCGGTTGAAGCAATCTGGGTAGAAGCTGTACCTGCGGCCGCTGTTGCCGCTGTAGGTGTTCCACGAAGATCAACTGAGTTTATTAACGAACTCGACCGTATTTTAATTAAAGGCATGTTTTTAATTTCCTTATGTTGAAATAGTACTCATGTACTATTTTAATTTGCCTAAGTTTAAGTTTGTTTAGGCCCAACATTTGTGGAAAATATTTTCCAATTTTATATGATTGTTAAATTACAACTAACCAATAGTTACGAGATATGCTCGTTAGGCCTATAGTTGCAATTATCTGAAACTCGTATCTGCAAGGACTGCTCAATGTTGGTGCAGTTCCTACAAGAGTTAAGCCACTAGCCGACAACCATGTCGGAGTAGCTTCGTTTTGGGAAGTTGCTCCCAAGGTCAATGTTGACCCAGTATTTACTCCTATTGGAAAATTTATAGTGTCTCCACTACTAAAAGTACCAATAAATTTTGTTGCATCTGTCCATAAAGGATTTGCAGTTCCGTCCGGTTCTGCAAACGCATCTTCAAAAACAAATTCGTTTCCGCTATTATCAATTAACGTAATGGATTGATTTCCGGTAAATGTTTCTGCTGTTTTTAATTGCATTTGATTTGCAGATGGATATTCAATGTGTGCAATAGGGATATTTCCTATCTTTGCTCCAAAGCCATATGCCATCTCAGTAACATTAAATATAATAAGATTAAAGACTGGAGCAGTAGTTACTGAATACGAAATATTTGAAATTTTAGGTCTAGGTCTATCAGTTGTAGTGTGTCCTAATAATATTCTAACTTCGATAACACTTCCACTTTCGGGTGCTTCGTCAAATACTAACTGATCGCTATTTGTAACAACATAACTGTATAAAGGCTTCTGTGCAACTCCATCAACTACTACTACAAGATTATTAGGACTAGGAACATCTGTACCTAAACTAAACTGTAAAGTAGTTCCGTCTCCAACATAATTTTTAGTAATTGGTACTAAGGCAATAGTTTGAGGTCTATATTTTGATAATGTACCGTCATATGCAAATAGTTGACCGTCAGTTGGAGATGTATTTTGAACATCAGTTAAATCACCTATTGCTAAATTAGAAATAGCATTTTGTCTTGCTAAAATTTCTGTATCAAGAGATGTTTGTAATGCATTATCGTTCATTAACCTAGTAAGAGCTTCTGCATCAATATTATTTTGTAATGTAGTATCAGCGTTACCTCTGTTAAGTACTTCTAAATTAATTGCGGCAATACGAGCAGTTTCTTCTGCATCAATATTATTTTGTAATATAATATCAGCATTACTTCTATCTACAATTTCTGTATTAACCTTTCCATCAACTAAAGTAATGTTTGAATCATGAACCGAATCTGCACTAATGCGAGCAGTTTCTTCGTTAGTAATTGCAGTATCTAACGTTGAAATAGCAGTTTGTCTATCTGATGTTTCTTGTGCAATATCTACTGCTAACTGATTGTCTTGTGCTATACGATCAATTTCTTCTGCATCAATATTTCCTTGTAATACATTATGTCCAGCAATACGATTAGTAACTTCGGCCGCTCTTGCATTGGTTGCAAGTGTATCTGCAAATTGTCTATTAGAAATTTCTTGTGCTAATCCTGATTGTACAGTAGTAAGAGATGTTTGATTAGCTGTAATAGCACTTAATAAAGTACTATCACCACTTTGAAAAGCTGTAACAATTTCTGATAATGAATCTAGTGTTGCTGGATCAATATTTGAAATAATATTATTAATTTGAGTTTGTAAATTACTTGCTGTACTGTCAACATATGATAACGCAACTAAGGCATTCCATGTTGCACCGTCAAATACATCTAACTTAGACGAATCAGAATCAAATCTTATAGCACCTGCGGCCGGGGATACAGGACGTTGAACAGTATTACCTGTTGGTATCTCTATTGCTCCAGTTGCTCCTACCCGTAGTGTACCTGAACTAGGTGATAGTTTATCTGTTACTTGATTTGTCTTAATTGCCATTTATTTTAGTTGTCCTAACGCTGACCCATTGGATGGGAGATTATATGTTTTTTCTTTAGTTCTTCCAAACGCTGTTACTCCAATAACTGCACCCATTGCAACATGGTACAATCCTGCACCTTGTAATGTTAATGGTTGCCATTGTACTGCTACCTGTCCTCCAGTTGATGCTTCTAATGCTTGTATAATTGCCCAACCAATTGGTGCTAATACAAAATCAAATATACATGTAAACATATACATCCATCCCATCATAGGGCGCCATTTGTTGTTAACCCAGTGCTCGTTAGTATTCTTTATATCTGTCGAAGCTCCGCCTGCTGTAGTAACTGCGGCGGCATTATCAGTTGCGGCTCTGCTTGCGGCAACATCAATTACAACATTTCTATTATCACCGGCAACTTGTGCTAGACTATCACTAGTAGATAATTTGTTTTTACTCCTGATACTGATAGATGTATCGAACCCAGTATCGTCATAACTGCTTAATTTAGGCATATAAAATCTCCATTATGTTATAGTGTTATTTACCGTTTACAGACAATTTTATATAGGTAAGATTTTAACCAATTTGATTTTTAACTATATCTTCTTGAGTAATATTTCTGACAGCATTCCATTTGTTAATAGGACATGATGATTCTGAAAAACTTATCTTTAAAGCAACTAAGCATCCACATTTTTTGCATTGTTTTGTAAATCTAGTATAAAATTCACAGTTGTGACAATGTTTTGCTCTTGATAATCTGTCTGTCATTGATGCTAACATAAAAATACTTATCAAGAAAAAAGCATAGCTAGTTTCCTAGCTATGCTTAATTTTTTCTTATTACCTAAAAGGTTTAGATGAAAGAAAGTCCTGCTGTTGCGATTGCAATGTTATTAACATAATCAGCCGCGTTACCAAGAGAAGAAGCTGTATTTGAAAGCTCAACATATCCGTAACGTGTCATAAAGCTGACCGTTGGTTCGAATGTGTTAGGATCAAGTACAACGCCTGAGCTCATTAGAGGAATGTAAGGGCAGTAGAATGCTGGAGCATCCATTTCGTTTCCGCCTTTATAGCCAATTAGTACAGGAGCGCCGTCACCAGCATAATGGTTAACGTAAACTCTTACTGAGCTATTAAGTGTTCCAACAAACTTAGTATTTGTTGGTGCTTCAAATGTACCTTCAGTTGTTCTTGCAAACGCTGAAGTTGTAGCAGATTGTAGAATTGTTAAAGCTGTTGGGCTTACAACAATGTAGTTACCTGCGCCACGTCTTGTGCGAGAAGCAATATCGTTAGCGGCTCTATTAATAAGAACTGCTAATGCGGCATGCTCATCACCAACGAAGTTGGCTGTACCACTAACTGAGGCTTGGTCGTATGTACCGAAAGCACTACCAGAAAGTGAAGTAAGAGATTGGATAACCTCCTGATCAATTTCAGCAGTAATTTCTTGTGCAAGAGCGGCCATAATCTCAGCTTCAACGTCAACACCATGAATGGCTTGTGCGTCTTGAGCGGCTTCAAAAGTCCAACGAGCTGATAGCTTACGAGACTTAGCTTCTACAGTTTCTTTAAGGATCTGGATGGACATTTTATTACCACCGGTTCCTTCTTTAGATGCTGTAGCGTCTGCTTTACCAGCGGCATCACCTGAGTACTGGTTAGCAATAGCAAATGGGCTAAGAGCTTCATCACCAGCAACAACTTCTGCACCAACTTGTCCGTCTTCGTTTGTAGAAGCGGCAACCGCTTCAGCATAACGTACACGAAGTGTATGGATCTGTGAAACTGGACCCTGCATAGGCTGAACACCGACTAATTCGTTAGCGATGGTTGTTGGCATAACACGTCTGATAACTGGTAGAATTACTTTGTTAAGTACTGCTATGTTTCCAGATGCTGATGCACCAGTGGTAGCTGTTTCAGACAAATACCTTTTAGTATTTTCTAAGCAAACTTCCATTGTAGTTTTACGTTGTCCGTTAAGACCCTCTGTAAGGGCTTCTTTAGTTGCGGACCAATTTTTAGCTTCAAAAAGAGCTTCTGACATTTTTAATGTCTCCTTCTTAAATACCAGCTAATTTGCGAAGATCTGCAATAGTAGAATTAACTTCTGTTGCAATCTCTTCAACAACTTGTGCTGATTTATTTCCTGTAATCACAGTCTTCTGTGATTGTTGACCCTCAACGATAACTTTCTTGTCCCTACGGACCTCTTCGTTAAGAACTGATGGCAAGTACTTTTGGAAAGCTTCGTTAAGTTTACTTGTTGGTGTAGACTCAAGTAGTTCATCCATAATAACTCTTTTGTCTTTAGACAAAGGAGAATTAAGTTCTTGCATAATCCGAGAACGAGTCATCTGGTCTTCCGCTAGGCGCTGACGACGACTTGATTCGGTAATGAGATTTTCTTTTTCAGCAATAGCACCATGTGCTTCTGCTAATTTAACTTCCATCTCAGTAATCTTATTAGTAAGTTCACTTACTGCTGTACCATCTGCAAATTTGCTTGCCATAAATTCTGCGGCAAACGCTTCCATGATCTTACGACCAAAGTTGTTTTCTTTTGCTTCACGGATATCTGTTTTAAGCGAGGACAATTCAGTTTTGAAAGATTCAACTACTAAGCCATTGACTTTTTCGCTTGCTTTCTTAATAAACTGTGTTCTTGCTTCTTCGATAGCAGTACGACCTTCTGAAATTAGTTTAACTCTGGCTTCAACTAATCTTTTATGGTCTTCATGTAACTCTGAAAGCTCATTAGTTAATTTGCGTAATGCAAATTCTTCTAAGCCTTTAAAACTAACTTTTTGTGAGGCACGATCTGCCTTTAATTCTGCAACTTCTTTTGCTAAAGTTTCCATAACAAACTTTTGTAAAAGTTGTGCATCATCACTAATCTTTGTAGCATATTTTACACGAGTAGTTTGAGTGTCTTCGTGTAACTTCTTAAACTCGTCACTAGCACCAGAAATGGTATCTTGAATTAACTTATCCATTGCTTCAACGAGTTGACCTTTATCATGCTCATAACGTGAAGCGAATTCTTCGCGGAGTTCCGCTGTAACTTCTTCACGTGTTTCTATCTGTTTGGAATCCCAAGCGGCGTTGATATTCTCACGCACCTCTTCAGATAATACTACAGAGCCGAGCAAATCTGTAAAAGTTTCATTACTCATAATTTTGTCTCCTCAGACTTTTTTAAGATTCTCAAGGAATCTAAGTACCTCTATTTCAAGGTGCTTTTGTGCGGACTTGTCGTAAGTCGTCGCTAGGGCTACATCCATAAGAGCGGCTCGTCTTCGATCTTGCATAACTCTTTCATAAATTGGAGTTGGATAAGCATCAGGAGCACTAGGTTGTGCTACAACGTCAACAGTAACAATTTCAAATTCTGAAACTTTACCACCGGCGCCTACATTGCCTGATCCTCTTGAACTAACTCCTAATTTAACTTTAGCTTCCAGTAATGTTTTAATGATGTTGCCCATTGGAGTTGGAATAATTTTTAATTGTCCATATCCATCGGAACCTTGCATCCACATTTTTGTAACCATATGACTTACTCGGTCAATATTAACCTGTAAATCATCTGGGTGATCTGCTTCACCTAATACTGAAAAACCATCGCCTAATCGTTGACTAATGCTCTCTACAGCCCGGGAAATTTCATCTGCGGGATAAACTCGTTCGTTATGATTGACTTTATCACCTTGAATAAAAATTCCTTTCATGTAGAGATTCTTACCGCCATCATTGCCGTCTTCAATCGTTTCGACAATTAAGCCTGCTTGATCAAATGAAAGTCTTTCTGTTAATGGCTGTAAGTTCATCTTATTACCCCTTTACTTGGCTCATTGAAGGCTCAGTAGTTCCGTGTGGTAGTTCCTGTGAAGCTGGAGCTTTAGCTGGAGCTGTTCCAGATGCAACACCTTCTGCGGCGCCACTACCTGTGTTTACTACTTTACCACCCATGTCGTTTTTCTTAGCAACTGGGCTTGCTTTATTATCTGCATGATCTGCCATATCTG